CAAAATACAGCCGCGTATGCGCGTATGCGCGTATGCGCGTATGCGCGTATGCGCGTATGCGCGTATGCACGTATGCGCCCCCTGAGAACCGGCCGGTGCTGTCACTTCACCTACTCCAGCAAAGGCGTGGCGCTGATGAACGAGATTCGGTCGTGACCTCAGCGCGGGATCGCTCGGTAACGGGCGATCCGCACTAGCGAAGGCACTCGGCTGCTCGCCAGATTCCGCAAGCGTACACGCGCAAGCACATGTCCCATTATGGAACACGCTACATGCTAGATACGTGATGAAGGGATTTGTTTACCTAGACGCACATTGTCTGTTGAAATTCGCAAAATTATTTGCGAGGAATGTGCGTGTTCGAGGAGTAAACGTCATGCAAACCCTTACACAGTCCGAATATGAAGCCTTGGTCCTTCAAGCACGCGAACAGAAATGCAGCGTGTACTTGTTGTGGCCCAAGCGGAGCCTTGTGCATTGCCAGCTACAGTATTCGTTCTGGCGGACGCTCAAGGTTCTTGGAAGATGAGAACGGACCCGGACCCGGCTGCGGGGCGTCAGGGCTGAGGGCTTCCGCGCCTTGCCGGGGTCCGTCTCAATCGCTAGTATACACCTTTCAGGGTTTGGGGCAAGCCATTGTACAAACGACGCTTGGTAAGACAATTCACCGAATATCGTCGCGCCCGCGTCGACCACGAATGCGTACAATGCGAACACACGATACATAGTGGAAGCGAATATACACGTCGTGTGTACGCTTATCGCAGCAAATTGGAGATTGAACATTCACACGAAAGCCCGGAATGCAGCGCGGGTGAAAAGTTACACGCTGCACATTGAAAGGAACTACATGACCTATTTCACAATCGTCACACAGAAAGAGCCGGACACAGAGACACACCTTGACTTTCAGGCTGTGGAATTCGGCATAGCCAACGCGGTGTTTCAGGCGTTGTCGTCACGCTCGGATACGTCCGACGTGTTGCTGTACGCTATCGGTGAGGGCGAAGTACGGACGCTTGTTTGCAACAAGAAAGAGTGGCAGGCAGCACAAGCGGAAATGCGTCGGCAGCAAATGACACAACGCGGGTTAATCGCGTGATCTTCGTCACCATCATTCCGCTGCGTTATTGGTTCTATGCTATCGTTGCTGCGGCTGCGGGTTTGGCGTACCTACACGACACGATGGGCTTTCTTACGTGACTGCTACCCGCGTTCTGTACCGGGCTCGGTTAGCCTCGCCTTGCTTTCTTTAGCTGGGCAATGTGGCGATTATACGCAGCGTTGTAAGCACCTAATTCGTCCTTGGTGACGAATGTTTCCAGACACCAAATGCGAATTGAAAGAATTTCAGCCCGTACACGCTGCGCATAGTATGCGTTGACCAAAGTTGCAAGAGCAACGATAAGGCCAACGATAGATGCAATCCATGTTGCAACATCGCCCATTCTCCCGCTATAGCGTCGACACGTAAGAAAAGACTTCCGTGATGGGCTTGCCCAGCGCGAGAATTCCGCTGGCAATGTCGCCAACGATGGTTGTAGCGCTGTTGACCGTCGTGACCGTGTTGGACACGATGTTTCCGGCATCGGTCGAATACTGTTGCGGCGACACACAACCGGAAAGAAGAATGGCGCACGCGCAAGCGCACGCAAGCGAAATCGTTCTCATGTGATTACCCTTATTATGAACCATGACGTTTCTCCTATGCGGCTGTTGCGCCGACTGCCTTTGCGATTTGTACAGCGGGTTTTGCGCCGAGCATAAACAGCCCGGCGATAAGTAGAACAAGCCCTACAATGATTGTCACCATACGCGGGACATTCGTGACGATGGAAAGAAGCGAACCGACACTGGACGCGGCAGAAGCGACATTTGCGCCAGCGGTTGATGCCGTGTTGATGGCATCGCCAAGGCCAACAGCATTTGCAATGCTGTTGCCAAAGTTAGCGAACGGGTCGTTTGCTTCAAGGTTTGACCAATAGTTGTTGCTGGTTGACGGCGCTGACGATGATGTATAACCCGGCACACCCGCGGCGTTCATTTGTGCATTTGTTGGGCCTGTCGGCTTTCCTGCCGAAACGAAATTGTCTTCCTTGCCGACTGAAATGCCTAGAGCATCCGGCGCGTAGTACGGCGTACCGTCAGGATTGTAGCCAGCGATTTGCACATCATTCCTTCGGTGCGTCCGTTCGCTCGCCACAAACGAAGCAACGGGCGAGTTTCTTTCCGCAGCCCGGGCAACGTTCTTTGTCGCGTGCGATATGCGTAGCCGGGAACATCACAGGCCACAGCATGACGAACAGAATAATTGACGCGCCCATGATGAGCGCGCCGCGAAACATTCCGTTGTTGAACCCCAATTCGTAACCGTCCATGTGTCACCTAATAATTGTTGCCCGGTTCGCGTCCGTTGAGTGTGTGGGGGCTGGCAGCGGACCACGCAATTCCGCCCGCCACGTTACCGGACGTACCGGCAACGTCGCCCTTGCGGATTTGCGGTACGCCCTGCACATAGCCGAAGTATTCCAACGGATGCGGTATGAAACCCGCTTCGTTGTAAAGCTTCGTTTGTACGTGCAACATCGGCTTGATTTGCGCCGACATTTGGAATGTCAAATTCGGCGGCATTGCTCCCGTGGTCATGCTGGCGATACTCCTATTGACACAGCGCCCCCGGAGTAGGTTGCGCCGGTCGCGAAGTAATCCGCATATTGCTGTGTCATTGCGGCCTGCAACGCGACGTAATTCGGGTTCGTATTCTGATAGTAATTGAGCAGGGCCGTAAGCCCGGAAAACGTGTCGCCGGACGACAATGGCGATGGTCCTGCACAATCGTTGTTCGCGCAGCAACAGGAAGTCCCCGAATTGTCGGGGGATACATCGGCACCCGCTGCGATAGGTGGCGCAATCGGCGGGCCCCCGGTGTTGTAACCGAGATAGTTCGTTGCGTTCAGCGGTGACGCCGGCACGCTGTTCGGAATGTCCGATATGGTGCCGGTTCCGTATGTTACCTGACTGCGCTTTTGAATGACGATGAAAGCCACAAGCGCCACGATGGACGCAACGGCACCGCCGACATATAGCCAGTCTTTTCGGGAGAATTTGGCGAACGGGTTTTCCATCAAATGATACCCGCAATTGCTGCCAGCGGTCCCGTCAGAGTTGACGGATTGAATGACGATGCTGGCGTGTTTCGACCGGCGGAAATGCCGCCAATATTCACATAGGCATTCTTGGTGCCTTCCGCGCCCTTGAGAACGGATGTAAGCCCGCCCGGCCCGAGCGCCTGTACTTCGGCAGTCTGCGCGTCATACGGCGCGTTTGCGATGCTGACGACTGCACCGATTTGCGTTTTCTGTACGTCTGCGGCTGTTGACGCAAGCTGTGCCTGTGTCGCATCGTTTGCGAGCGCGATTATCTGTTGACTGGTAATTCCGGCAGTCTGCACCTGCTGTTGTGCAGAGATACCAGCAAGCGACACAGCGCTTTGTGCGCTTGTCGTGTTGTTCTGGACAGACGCCGCGACGTTGGCAATGGCCAACTGTGTGGCGTTGTTGTTCTGTTGCGCGGACAATTGGGCTGTAAGCTGGTCGTTGGCTTCTTTGCTCTGTATCTGCGCGGTTTGCACGGCAGCGGCAGCATTGACTTCCGCATCCGTCGGACCTGTGGCGCTGGTTGCGGCTCCTGTCGACGTGCTGGACCCTGCCGAATACAGGACATAGAAAAGGACAAGCACTCCCAGTCCGCCTATGACGTAGACAGGATGCGACTTGATCCATTCCCAAGCCTTTTCCATCAGCCGTTAATCCCGCGGTTGTCGATGAGTTGTTGCAGGGCGATTTGACCAGCCATGACGCCAAGCTTGCCGTCCATGCGTTGCGCCAGATTGTAGTACAGTTGTTCCTGCTGTACCGGCGACCAAAACTGCGGTACGGGCGTGCCCGCTGCCGGTAGCGTAATGAGCGGCAGCGTGAACGCGGGTTCAAACGCATAGACCCGCGCACCGCTGCCGTCAGGGACCGAGGTCCGTCTGTAGTTATACAGCATTAGCCCGTCAACCCCGGAAGCGGCGAAGAGTATCCGCCGTTAAAGCCGCTGAAACCGGTCAATGGCGCGATGGTTGTGGAACCGCCCGTGATAGGCGAAACTGCCGTTCCGATGGCATTGGAGAACGCCGACGCCGCTGCGGAAATCACGTTGGGCGTGTTGCTTTTGTTGCTGACGATAACCGCAACTATGGCAACGCCAATAATCGCGGTAAGGATTGCAACGATCTGGTCTCCAAAATGGCTCATTGTCGCCTCAATAGTTCAAACCGTGGTTGCCTGCGACCGGCGACAGCGCAGCGCCTAGCGCTTGACTGAAACCAGCGCCAGCCGCCGAAATGACGTCCGTCGTGTTCGCCTGTCTGGACAGGATAACGGAGAGTGTCGCCACGCCGACGATTGCGATAAGGACGACGGTAATCTGTTCGCCAATCCTGCCCATGTTATTGCGCTCCTGGAATTGACGCGATTGAACCAGCGGGATTGGTCGCGTTTGAGAATGCCCCAATTGCGTCGGAAAGTAAAGACTGCCCGGTCGCGAGTGGGTTCTTGACGGTATTGCCGCTGGACGTGGAAGCGCTGGCGCTTGCCGGTGTTGCAGCGGGTATCGGATTTTTGAGCGCGTTTGTGAATTGCTCGAACACGCCTTTATTGGCGATGACAAGTACAATCAAAATCAGCGCAAGGAAGTAGTTGGCGAATGTGCGCAATGCAGGCGCATAACCTACGGCACCAATGCCAACAATGGAAAGCGTCCACCAAACGAAGGAATGCGGCCCGGTGAAATCGCCTTCAAGCAAGGTGTACAACGTCGCTTGAGTGTTGCGCACCCCGGCAACGGTAAGAACAATTCCGGCGAGGATAAGCGCGTAAGGCATAGCACCCTAGGTCGTTGCCGGTGCCGCCCCTAAGAACACCGAAAGATAGGACGGCAGTTCGCCGCGTGCCGTGATGAAAATCACAAACCCGACGGCAAGAAAGAAGAATATGACGCTGGACTGCGGCATTATCCGGTGACGGTGTTGAGACCCGGAATGCTTGAGAATAGCGACGGATATTTCTTCGCGACGATGAACCCCGCGAGAAACAGCGCGGCCATCAAAAGCCAGTGACCCCAGTTCATGGACATGGTTTTCACTCCGTGATGAAGCGTAGAATTGTGTTCCACGCTATGATAATGACGATGAGCAAACCGAGGAACAGAAACCATTGCAGGGCGCTACCCTGCGCGTTAAAGGGCCGCGCCCAAAACGCTTTGACCTGTGCCGCGAAGTTACCCATAACGTGTATCCCGTTAAGTGGACGGCCCCTTGCGTGAATTGGGGTACACGCAAGGGGCGTCCGTTAAAGCGGTGCCTCCCGCGAAGCCGCCGCTTATGCGTTCGTCTGTAGGGAAGCCGCGCCTACGAGGGTGTTCACGAGGGCGAAGTCTTCGTAACCGACGAGCAACTGTGCCCCGGCATTGATGGTGCCGGTTGGATTGAGAACCAGCGCCATGTTGCCGAACTGGACCGTCGAAATGGGCTTGTCGCGTGACGCGAAGTAGTAGACGCCGTTGGGGAAATCGTCGCCGATTTCGTTGCGCGACTGCATCGCGATAAGGCCCGGGTCTTCCTTGAAAATATTGGTGAAGTTGGCGGACTGCAATGCCCAGTAATTCGTAAACTGTCCGGTGTCCAGCGTGCCGCCGTTGTCCCATACGACGAATGTTGACAGGAAATCGCGGAAGTTGGAATACGGAATGGGGAAATCCTGCCCCGTCGTCATGCCGGTCTGTGCGCCGATGGTTTTGATTTCATAGATGGCGCTCAGGTCCGTGTATGGGAGCACGACTTGACCGTTTGCCGTCGGCAACTGGTCGTAATAGACCTGATAGACGTTGATCGTACAGGACGTTCCCCAGCCGCTTGTCGGCGCTCCGAGATTGGCCTGATATACGGCCAGCGTTGGGTCCGCGCCAGCGGCAACGAATGCCTGTGCGCTGGTCGCGATCTGTAGCTGTAGATAGGCCGTCGCGTTGACGACGTTCATGTAGATTGCGCCGCGAAGGTCATAATCGCTGTAGGCGCACGGCACCCAATACAGCATATAGACCGTCGGCTGTGCGTCGTGTGTGATGGTTTCAGCGGCGAATGTCGTCGTCCAGTTCGCGCCGTAGGAAATGGGATATGCCGTGTTCGTGCGCGCGGCGCAGAACGGACGGCGTTTCTTGGCGCTGTTGACGAAATGAAGGTGCCATCCCGCCGTCTGAATACGGACGTTGTTGTTCAGGTCCGTAAGCACGATTTGGTTGAGCACATTCGCCGGGCCGAATGGCGTAAGGCCGTAGCCGTTGCCGCTGCCGGGGTCTGCGACCGTAATCGCGAGTTCAACCCACCATCCGATGACGAGACCCACCTGACGAATGGGTATCTGTACGAGTTGTGTATTCTGTGGATTGATGACGTTGGAATAGATATTCTGCGTCATCTTGATTGCGCGTGACGTGATGAGGGAACGCGCAAGCGCGTTCGCCTGTACTGCCGCCTGCGCCTGTTGCTGTGCCGTCACCGGCTGTCCCGCTGCACTCATTTCCGTTCCTTCCTTTCAGGAATTTGTCACGCTCAAACCCGTCGCGGGAACACGGGATATTGCGTGATACAGAAGCCCAGCGATGAGGAGCATGGTCCACACCGTAAGCCAGTTGATGGGTTCTTTGATGAGCGCCCAATTGAACATCAGGACTGTCCCTGCTGTTTCTTCCACAGAGACATGCCCAGTTTGAGCAACACGATGCCGACTGCGCCCATAAGAACGACAGTGACGAAGTTGGGAATATTCCACGAAATAAAGGTGTGGCCTTCCATCGTCATATCACCCTTTTTACCGCGCGCAATTGCGCTTCAAAACGCTCTAGGATTTGGTCGCGCGCGGGAACAGGTGAAAATTCAGCGACCGAATGCCGGGCAACGTCATACCATAGTGAATGGAAGTCTTGCAAGCGCCCTCCCGGCTCTATCGTAATGGAGCGACCATCGGGCGGCATTTTGACAAGTGGCGGCATAAACTCCGCTACGCGCTTGCGGTCGTTGGCGTCATTGAGCGGGAATACTTGAAAGAAATCCGCTTCGCTAAACGTCAACTGCATCATATATTTCGGTTTCTGCGAAAGCGTTATGGTAGGTATGCGCAGCGAACGGCCTTGCGAATAAATCGCTTCAAGCGCCGTCGAATAGCGGTCCAACATAAGCCCTTCGTCAAAGAACAATCCGACGCGCCCGCGTTGATGCACGCGCCACAAAAATTGTTCTGCCTGTGGCGAGCGCATTTCGTGCGGTAGCGGATTGATAAAGTACAACCCCGACTTGCCGGGAGTATCCATGAAATCAATTGTGCGCGCACCTGACATGCGTTCGATTTCGCGCAACAATTCGTCGCGCTTCGTGTTGACGACAACCCAAGGAATAGCACCGGAATTGCGCAAGAAATTTTTCAAGGAAAGTTGGAACACGCCCGCTTGTGTTTTGCCGGTGCCTGTGCGCCCGAAGACGACAAGTCTATGCGAATTGCCGGGCAGGCGCACGTCAGTCATGTGCGGCTAACTCACAGGACGCAAATGACCATTCATTGCCGGTGCTGGTTGCGCCGTAGCAGACGCTTTATTCTCCGACGACTGTCGCGCATAGAACGCAACGGCCCGCGAACCATATAGAGAACCAGCAACCATGAATAAGGCACCCCACGCCTGCGTTTTCGGGTCAATCGCGACGGGGTAATAGTTCGCAACGTTGACGACAGCTTGCGCAAGCTGTTTGGCTTCCGTTTCATTCAACGCCAGTTCCGGGACTGCCAGCGATGATGCCAGCATCGTGTGTATGCCGAATAGCGCGAATTCGACAAAGCCTAAATCCAGTTGTGCTTTCGTCGCTGATTTCGATCCTGTGCCGGGTTTCCGTCCGCGTTTTGCGGAGAGGCTTCCGTCCTTATTTCGGCGGGGTTCTCCGTTCCCTGTGCCGGAGGGGTTTGCGAGGCTGGCGGGGTCAATCGCTCCGCCATTCCCGCCAGCATTGCCGCCATTGCCGCCAGCGCTGTTTCCGTGCGTTCCTGACGCTCCGCTATCGTCGTCAAAGCGGAAGATTGGGTCGTCTGCCATTCTTGCACCTGTGCCGCATGACTGCGAAGGAAAGCAATGTCGTTTTCCTGTTCCGCAATGGCGGTTTCTGTTCTGTCGGCAATTCTGCTGACTTGTTCGGCGGCATTTGCTTCCGCATTTGCCGCTGCAATAGCGGACGCCGCAATAGCGGCTTCCGCTGCTACTGCCGCCGTCTGTGCATTGGCGACTGCTGCATCCGCAACGGTTGCGTCTGCCCGTGCTTCCGCACCCGCTGCGCTTTCGCCTGTGCCGGACATATTCGCTCCGTCGTTAGACGCCTTCGGCCAGCGCCAGCTTGCCGTTGACGACGGCATAGTGTGCGCCTTTCGGCGCTGCCGTCTGTGCTGGCGGGTTCGGCGGTGCGACCGGTGTCAGTGCGCCCGCTGGCGCTTCCGTGTGTACGACTGGCGCATTGGCGGCAATGGTAGCCGCTTCCGTCGCGCCAACACCCGCCGCACCGATGAGCGTTCCGAGTTGGGGCAGAACGTTGTTGATGAAGTCCTTGACGCGGAGCATTTCCGCCTGCAATTCCGGCAATTCCTGCAACGCAGCGCCGACGGGCGCGGGCAGAAACGGGGAGAACACGGACGCGATGGGGCCGACAACGTTGAGAACGTCATTCACGGTCGTTTCCACAGCGTCGATACGCGCGACGACGCTTGTAACTGTCGCCATGATTGCGGCGGGATCGAAGTTGACTGACGCCGATGCCTTGGTGGGTTCCTGTGCCATAGAATATTCCTCTATTGAGAGTTCGGCCCGCCAAGGGGAAATTTCGCGGGCGCGTCAGTCTCTTCTTTTTCCCGTGAAATCGCAAGCGCGATTTCGATCCGTTCAAGACGCGCGTCAATGATGCTCAGACGCTTGTTAGCATTTTGCATCGTTGCCTGCAAACCTGTTGCGAATTCCTCGACACCGTTGCGCAATTCCGTCGGATCAAAACCCGCTGCCTTAAGCAGCGAATTCAGCATCATTTCCATTCCGGACATTTTTTCCTGTGCCACGTCACGTACTCCTATCCGGGTGCCCATTCGGACCCGTTGTATTTCAAACGTTGTCCGCTTGTCGGCGTCGTTGCCGATACCGGCACACCTTGAATGGAAGTAGCGTCAATACCGCTGCCTGACGCGCCGACACGGTGCCACGCATTGGCGCGGAAAACCCATTGCGTGTAAGGCGATGTTGATACGTCGAAATACGGCATGACAACAGGCGTGTTGCCCGGAGGCGGACCGCTTCCGAAATTCGGCAGGAATGGCGGATAGAAATTACCTGTCATGGGTATATCGCGATGATGAGCATTTCCTTGTTCGTACTGGTTGCATACGTGACCGTAAAGGAATTGGCACCGATGAGCGAGGTGGCGTGAAATGTTTGAATGATACGTCCGCCTAGACCGACACCGCTATTTGCGTCAATCGTTGCGCCGGAAATTGACAGCGGAGCAAGTCCAGCACTATTCGCCTCGACAAACCCCAGCACAATTCCGTTTCCAGTCGTTGCTTGTAGAGAGATTGTGTCGGCGGCGTTTCCACCGAAAGCCGAACGTGTAAAGCCAAGGTCCGACAGGGGAGCAATTTCATACATACCAAGCGCAGTAACGTTGCTTGATACTGGGGTCTGTGTCGCGCTTTCGCTGGTACCGGCAATCCTGTAATAGACTTGCATGTTCAAGTCTGCGGACCCTATATCCCCAGTCAAGGAAGTCCAGCCGGAAGCCGGTCCCGGTGTTACTCCGGAAAACGCAACAGCGATAAGCAAATTGCCGTTTGTTGGCGGTGAACCTAACGTGATGCTTGACACGGCAACGTTGCCGCCAGCCGCGCCGTTCTGGACGATGGCAGGATTGACGGCACCGCCTGCTCCGGGCGTCCAGTCCGTGCCGTTGAATTCAAGCACCTGTCCAAGCGTCGGCGCTGTGGCGTCAACAGGTGTTCCCTGCAATGCCGTGGCGTTGTTGCCTGCACCGAATGCGCCGTATTCGTGCCACTCGCCCGCCTCGTATATATAAGGTGTAAAGGGCGTGGTCGACGTATCGTAATACGGAGCGCTGTGCGACACGCTTGCGCCGGGCGCTCCGCTGCCGAACGCCGGAACGAAGGCGGGGTACGAATACTTGCCCATTGGACCCTATATATAAGGTGTGGAACAGACCATGAACGGCCTTACCATTCGTTCGCGACAAAGGCGTGTGCAGTCGTTGCCGCCTTCACCCAAATTTCGTCACCGCTGACGGCGTTGTCCGCTTCGTCATAGGTTGTGCCGGGCGGCAAGTCATAGAAGCTGTTTGTGTTGAGGGCATAGGCGTATTGAAGAATTTCCGTAGCCGTTGATGGGTTGGCCAGTTTCCAGCGCTTGCGCGCGGCATTGGCGGCGAACAACACCTGCGCTGTACCGCCTGTTATGATGGTGCCCTTGCCGTCTGTCGGGCCGGTCACAGTCAACGGCGTGGAATTCACATTCACAGCACCGTTGGAAATCACGGCCGCAAGCGTCAAGTCGTCCACGGGCACGCCTGTGGTATACCATATACCGGGCGGCACGAAGAAATTCAGAAGTTGGATTTGCACGACGGGCGTTCCGGTATCCGCTTCAAATTGCAGCACCGGAGGGTTCGGCTGCAATACCGGAAAATATCCCTGCGCGCCAGCAGGAACAGCGATGTATTGTAGCGCAACACCTGTCGTGATTTTCAACAGCCCGGTATTCGTGCTGTTGTCGACGTATAACGTCTGACAACTGTCGAATTGTCCTTGCTGTTGAATATTCGACAGGTCCAGCGCAAATTTAGACCCCAAGGAAAAGTCTATGGGGACATGAATAGAGCGCCGTCCAAGTCTGCAATCCGGCTCAAGACCAAGCTGCGAAGGAAACGGCACATAACTCGATTGGTTGTTAGGCATGTGGGCCCTTGCTCCGCATTATCCGCAGGAAATCATCATAGTCCGACCCGCCCGGTATCGGAACAGGAAGGAAAATCGGTAGCACTTTTAGCACAGAACCGCCGCTGACGAAAAGCGTTGTTTTGGAATTTACGTTTTTCATCCAAAGCGCGCCAGTTGTGTCAAGCTTGGCTTCGTATGTGCCAAAGTCTGTATACCACGCAGCCGCCGTCGCATCTAAACCGATGAGACGAATTATGCGATAGGACAACAGGTCCGGCGCGGTAAGAATAACGAAGCCATTACACGCTTGTCCGTCAATCGTCACTTGTCCTGTGTAGACTTTGGAAAATCCTGCATACGTGGCGTGTGGCGCGCGACCGTCTGTCATCAATGTCTGCATCGTAATAGTGCTGTTCGGCGGGTCTTGATATGTCAACGTGAATTGGTCGCCATAAGTGAGCCAGTCCGTTTGCAATAACTGTGTTGGATCACCCGGCGTTGTAGGATTATTCAAGAAACAAAAAACATCGTTGTTATATGTCATTGCACACGCGGGTTCGTGCGCAAGCGCACCGAAACCCAAGTCTAGCCCAGCATCGCCCAGCTTTATCGCGTTACCCTGTGCTGTGTAATATTGCTGATTTAGATTTATGACTGCGGACCCGTACACGCTGTTATCAAGCGCCGGAAAATTCGTTGCACTTGGACCGTCGGGCGCGCCTGTGTTCGTCGCATTAGGAAGCTTGACGACGTTGGCGGGATTGAAAACGCTTGTCGTTAGATCGTTGCCGATGGTAAGCCCGTTGAAAAAAGTATAGGGACGAAGCGTCAACGTTGACCCGTAGCACCATCCGCCGATTTGATTGTTCTGCCACACAGGTCCGGTATTAGAATAGAATACACCGTCTTGTTGATTGCTTATCGTGTTGTCGCCAACTTCGGCAGTCGTGTAGCCTGTAGACGAACCCAAATCCAGCATACGCACATAAAATCCGACGGGCGCAGCGCTCGCAACAAATCCGTGCGCTTCCATCGGATTAAGACTGTGTGCGTTGAACTGCCATGTTTCATCATTGAATGGCGCATACGTTGTTGTGAACGTGCGCAAGTACACGTCAATAAGACCGGCATACGCGCAAGTACGTGGATAGGCAGTAATCGTCATCGGTCGAATTCGTCCGTATACGGACGATTCCCAAAGCCTAGTCGGGACCGTACCACACCTAGCGATTGACCGCACGCCCGAACCGGCCCAAGCTGGCAGCGGCTAAGGGTAATAGAGTATGGCAAAAGGGCGAAAGTCTCGCCGGTCGCGTCGTCAGACATATACATATGTCGGCAAGCGTACCAAGGCAGAGATAAGAGAATATTCCAAATTCATTCCGTCATTGGACAAGCTGAAAGGCAAGTCACGTCTGACGGCAGCGGAAAAGTCGCAACTGACGCGCGCAAAGAAAGCGTTGCAACACACCGAAAACTTACACGCTGTAACACCAAGACAAGCGAAACAATTACGCAAGCAAGGGTTGCTTGATCCAATCAAATCAAAATCCGGCAAGGTTATCGGATATAAGCGCGCTGTCCGTCTGCGCAATACGTCACCTGACGCCAAGGTTCGCGTGTTAAAGAGCGGAATAATCGTAACCAGCAACGGCAGGAAATGGGAATATCACCCCGTCGTTGCAGAGCCCGATAGCCTGATTTCCGCAGGCGAGGAATTGCTAGATACACCGCGAGTGGCACAGATAAATCTCTGGACAAATCGCGGACGTGTGAATGAAGGTTTCCGCTCTAAAGCCGCATGGGCGGAATATATTCGGACCCGTTTCACTCAATATGTGCAAGCAACGGAATTTACCGAAGGCATTGCGGCCCTAATCAAGGAACCGCAAAAAGGTGGCACATAAACGGCGCGTATGGGCCGTTGATTGTGAAACCGACCCCGCTAAACATGGTCGTATTCCTGTACCGTTTATATGGGGTGCTTTCGACGGCACGACTTTTCTTCACTTCCACACAACGGAAGAATTCGTTGCATGGGCGAAGAAACAGAATGCTATTTTGTATGCTCATAACGGCGGCAAATTCGATTTCATGTTTCTCATTATTCACGTTGGAATGTCCAAAGCACAAGTCATCAATGGGCGCATCGTCAAAATGAATTTAGGGCGCGCAGAAATGAGGGATAGTTATTCCATCGTCACGGAGAAACTTGCCAAATTCGGCAAGGGTGAAATCGACTATCGCAAGATGGAAGCCGATGTACGTAACGAAAATATGGACGAAATTATCTCGTACCTAAAGCAAGATTGTGTTGTCCTATATGAAGTCGTCACCGAATTCCGTCGCATTGCCGGGACACAGACGACAATCGCTGCCAATGCGCTCCGCTTTTCGCGCAAATTAGGCGTAGACCCCGGCAAGACAAACCACACATACGACAAGAATTTGCGCCAATTCTATTACGGCGGGCGCTGTCAGGTATTTCAAGACGGAACCCACCGAAAAATTCGCGTGTTGGATATTAATTCCGCCTATCCCTACGCGATGATACATGACCACGCTTGCGGAGCGGAATGGGCCCATATAACCGAACAGGCTTTCTATCAATTGTCGCGCGAGGAACAACAACGCTCTTTCATACATTTGCGTTGCATGTCGCGCGGCGCATTCCCAGTGCGCAGCAAAAGCGGAGAATTGAATTTCCCTATTGGCTTTGGAGAGTACCGAATAACCGGCTGGGAATTTGTTGCGGCAATAGATCTGAATTTAATTTCCGATGTGGATATAATTGATTGCATAGTCCACGAAGAAACAATCAATTTCTCTCCATACATAAATCACTGGTACGAATATAAAGCCGCACACGATAAAGAAACACAGCCGGTTCAATACGAAATCGGAAAGCGTATGCAGAACGCTTTGTACGGGAAATTAGCGCAAGACCCTGCGCGTTATTACGACTACAAAATAATGCCGGGCGGTTCGCCTATCTGCTATGAATTCAAACCGGGTAAAGGCGATAAACGCGATATGTGCTGTTCGTGTGGCGAACGTGCCTTTGACCACGGATGGGAAATCTATACCGAATATCTATCGGTGGAAATTCACCGCCGTCCGTCAATGTGGAAATGGGAATTCAAATATGGCAAGCAATGGGAAGGCCGTCCGCTCTATAATAATGTCGCTACCGGCGCGAGTATCACGGGCTTTACAAGATCGCACTTACTCCGTGCAATTCACGCTGTCGGAATTGAGAACGTTATATACTGCGACACAGATAGCATTATCTGTTTCGCTGATGCCCCACTTACTGGAATTGCTCTTAGCTCCGCACTTGGCGACTGGAAAGACGAAGGCACAGCGTCAATCGGCCATTTCGTTGCCAAGAAAACCTACGGCCTGACGTTGGACGCGATATGCACGCAATTCAAAGGCCAAAAACACGAACCCTGTCAGGACTGCGAACAGCCATATAATAAGCACGGGAAATCGCCCAAAATTAAGATTGCGTCGAAGGGGTCCAGGCTGGATTTCGCCAATATCCTAGACTTAATGCAGGGGAAAACCGTCGTATGGAAATCCGAATTCCCCTCTTTTTCTGTTGCAGGGGAAGCGCGTTTTGTGGTACGTAATATTCGTCAAACCGCGAAGCCAATTCCGGCTACGGACCATTGAAAGGAAAATCAAATGGCAGACGCAAAGAAGCCCGCCGCGACGGCTGGCGCAACGAAAACGGATACCAAGACGCCGCGTCAACGGTTCTTGGAAGTCGGCGCGAACCGCGTCGGCAAGGCCCTCAAAGCCATCCGCAATGTCCGCAACATTACCAACCGCAAAAGCTATGAATACAGCGAGGCGGAAGCCCGCAAGGCCATCGCCGCGCTGCGTTCCGAACTTGATGGTGTGGAACGCATGTTCAACGAAGCGCTTGCGGGCAAAGGTACCGGCGGCGAAAAGGAATCCTTCTCGTTCTCCTGACGCGAAGGATGACTACACACGTAATGCCCGGCGCGTGTTAAAATAAAGCCGGGCATATCCCGCAAAGGAAATGACCTACATGAAAGACAAAGACGCAAAGCGCCAGCACAAGGCGACGTTCGCCGCCGACAAGAAAAACGGCGGCTACCTCGTGCGTGTGCAGGGACCACATGCGACGGCCTTCGCCGGTCGTTCCGTTCCCGTCACCAAGAAAGACGGAACTGAAACTGTGGAAGACTTGGACCGGCTCATATGGTCCGGCATGGACGACGGCGAAATCAGCGGCTACGCCGGCCCCTGTGCGCTGTACACGTTCAAGCCCAAGGAAAAGGAACTGGACGACGAAATCCCGTTCTGATTTCTGTCTGCCGGGCGGTGCATCCTGTGCCGTCCGGTACTCTTTTAATTGGGGCTTACTATATGCTGGCGTCAAAGAAGTGTTGCCATCGCCCGCCAACGACACGTCATATGCGACGTTTCCAGTCGCTCACTGTCGCGACGGACAGATAATGACACGCATGAACCAAAGGAAATCCATATGGCATCGTTTGACAAGCATAGCACGGCAGTATTGGCGATGGCTCATGCTGATATTCAACGCGTAATGAACCTTGCGATAGCGCACGCGCCTGTGGCGTTCGCTGTGCTGGAAAGTTACCGCTCGCCAGCGGCACAACTCAACGACTATCAGCTAGGCCGTTCGCACGCCAAGCCCGGCGAAAGCGCCCACAATTTCTTACCGTCATTAGCCGTGGACATTGCGCCATTGCCGATTGACTGGCACAATACACAAGCGTTTGTCGACCTGTCGACATACATCATGTCAGTTGCCGACATATGCAAGGTCGCGCTGGCATGGGGCGGAAAGTGGCACACAATCATTGACATGCCGCACTATGAACTGACCGACTGGCGCTTTCTTGCGGCGAAGATCACCGCAAATGAAGCGTATGACGGCGGACGTACAGAGATTGTACAATCCCTATGACGTTCCCCCTACCGACGCAAACGCGGGGCACCAAAGGGAACCAAAATGCCAGACGATACGCCAAAGAATAACCCGCCTGCGCTTGACGTTTCGCCTAATCGCGCAATGCCATGTGATGGCTTTCAGGTAGGCGTTGCAACACACCCGCAACATGACGCTATGATAGTCGTCACATTCCAAGGTGCGGACATGGCAACATTGCCTATCCTATTGTCGCATGAAAAATGCGTCCAACTGCGCGGTGCATTGCGGCGTCAAATGGATTTGCTGTGGCCGAAGGGAAAGGGCGTAAGTGTCACCAATAACTGACGCTTTTGGATCGCTGTATATCGCATGATGTTCTTTTGGGTGTTGCTATGTGCGGGTAGCGTGCTTCTGACTGGGATGCTACTATTATGAAACGCGAAAAGGGACGTATGGTCAAAGGACGTTACCGCGTTTACAGACCATCAAAAAAAGAACTGGAATTGGCGCGATTTTTCCAAGCGCCTGCGCAGACAATGCCACGTTGTGCAGAATGCCAATACTCAGAACCTTACCATCATTCGGGTTGCAGCAAGCACGCGAGTAAACAGCCGAAATGAAAGTCCGTTTTATCTTCGCATGGTACGACCTATGGATAGGTGCTTTCTATCACATAGAAAGACGCGAACTGTACATATTGCCAATCCCTATGTGCGGCATCGTGTTGACATTCCCTCCTAGCAAAATCGAATTCTAATAACGTCGCTTGCGTAATGAATTAGCGCGAATTTATTTCGCGTTATTAATTACGCACATACGCGCATACGCGCATACGCGCATACGCGCATACGCGGCTGTATTTTGGCGTGCGCCGGGCG